CTCATCACCCGCTCAAGTCTCTCAACTTGCAACTGCAAAGAAGATATCTTCTTCTCTTCATCCCCATTTCCAAGGGTTATGCCTGAGGGAATCTGCGATATAACAATATCACAGTTCCCGGCTGCCAGATTGGTCAAACCACTGATTGTAACAGTGTTCGCCGTGCCCGTTCCCGCGGCACTGACATCAACTATAGCTAATGTAGTGGTAAATCCAGTTTGTACTGCTTTCGCAATACCCGCTGAACTATCTTCCAAAAGCTTGACCTCTGCAATGTTACTCCCGTAAGCAAAGCTAGGCACTACAGTGACGGATCCATTCCATGTTGTTGACACAGAAAACCGGCCGGCCAAGGGTAAAGTAAAAGTACTACCAGTTATAACACTGGGTATATTACTTCCTGGCCTCAGAATTCCTCCAGTGGTTCCTAAGAACGCACTACCAGCAGCAGCTGCACTCGCAGCAGGGCTCTCAACAATATGAGACGCCAATAATGACTGGCCAAGAGGAGTTTGCTGTTTTGGTCGAATTAAATCGAACTCATACTCCACATACAACTCACCATACTCCACAGAGGAAGCACTGGGTAACCCAGAAGTGGCAAATTGGAAAAGTCCCATATCATAGAACTTCTCAGTAGAATCATTAGATGGATTTGCAGTATTCGCGCCATTATTGACGTAATACTCTTTAAGAGGCATGGTCCTATTTGAGGCCATACTCTTCATGACATCATGAGTCATGTTCGAAAAGGGAGCTGATCTATCAGCTCCTGCATAATTCTCCATCTGAGTAGCATTAGAGAATGCATTGTCATTGGGATCAAAATTTGTCGCCATTATGACCTTACCAGCCGAAACATTAGATCCAGACGCTGTGTAAGCCTCAGTCACATAGTGAAATCTGAGGAATTTACATTTCCATTGCTCATAAACAGCAGCAATTTGGGAAAAGATGGGAAACAATACGCTGTTTCCAGGATTCAGGTACAAAGCCTGCTGAATCTGGAAAGAAGTAGAAGTTGGAACAATATCCATGACCTTCTCCATCCTACGTGGAAAATGATCCACAATAGCAGCATTGTTGTGCATCTGCAAGGCCTTATTCAGACCATCAGACACCAACAGTTCTTGAAAGGTTTTACGACCCCCTCGACGAACATTGCTAGCACCACCTTGACGCCTTCTATGACTTCTTCTTTGACCCTTCATCAGGGGCCCTACGAAGTTCATAGGTACAAAGTCCACTTTCCGGGGACCACGGGCAGGACGACGAGTCTTGCGTTCGTTGGGGAATTTGGCGACCCCACTGCGCTGAGCTTTAGCTCTTGCTTTTTGACTTTTAGTTTTAGTCATATTGCTTTTTATACGGCGATCACATTGTGATCCTTATCAGGAGATCCAAGACCGGATAAATAAAGATAAGCGGCGGGCAATTTCTTCCCTTCCGCAAATCCCTCTTCACAGAGATACAATTGACGTATTTCACTATCTGTCTTATAAACGGACCACACCTCACTATACGAGAACATATCGTTCTTATCGTAAGGGTTCTGTTTTGAATGAAGCTCAAGCGAATATTCGCTATTCAGCCATTGAATGTACTCACTAAGAGTTTGACGACACTCATCATCCCAAAACGATTCGATCCTTAACGCACAAGCGCGCAAGAGGCTCCATCTAGCTGTTGGGCTTTTCAAATGGTACGCCATGGAACACATAACCTTCTCTCCCTCTGGTAAAGGCACCCAATCGGGGCCTACCTTACGAAAACCAGCTGACAAAAAATTGCAGTCTGATAGCTTTCGGGGGGCTGAAGAATCTCCATATTTGGTTGTTACACCAATGGCACTCCAAACCTTAGAAACATTTAGAGCATTATACCATCCCACCACTAGATCCGAACATGTCCAAGTATTATCATCACCATTGAGAGCGGCTTCCACATTGTCCATAAACAACTGATAGGAATCCATCTCTTCCAAACCTAAATCACGACAAAGAACTAACCAGGCATAGGCCAACAAACGGAACAAAATCACAGTATTGTCCACAATTGTATTAGCACTCCCCGAAGGGTTACCAGTGTCTTTCATGACTAGATCACCATCCTGAGTAACAATCACAGAATCAACAATCTCAACATAGAGATTTTGAATTGCATTATAATTCTCCTCAGTTTGGTGTTTAGGATGAAGCATACGGAAGCGAAAATCCGCCATTCCATACATAGCTTCACGAAATAGTGACGAATCATACTCAGACTCATCAAGTTCAAAAGCATTAGGATGCTTAGAAAGACGATTGAACAATCGAGTCCAACCACCTCGGAATTTAGTCGATCCAACAAAAGACCAATGTTGTCCAGTATTAGCAGAGCTATAAAACTTATTGTTCATATCACCAAAATAACAGGTGCAAGCATGAACATGCTCAACTGGGGAACCTACAAAAGTACGCAACTTATTTTGTGCCATCTTTTCCGCTGAGCGGAGTTCCTCTTTAACATTATTAGTCCAGAAGACAGGGTTACATTTTAGACACTTGAGTTCCTGAATATATCCATTACAGATTCTTTCAGCATCTTCTCGTTCATAAAATTGACCTTTCGTCTTACAATTAGGATCAGTATTCCACGGAAACCCGGCAGAAGCTTTCATATCAAGCTCCTTCTTAACCTGGTTAAAATCCGTCCAAACATCTGCATTCGCCATACACGCGAAATGCTTCTCAGTCCAATTGCCAGACCTTGCCCATAAAACTGGGTCCAAGAATGGTTGACCTTTGTCGTACTTTCGTAAAGACAGGTAACCCGCTAGCTTATTTGGCTGAGCCAATGCATATTTGGTAAACATATCATAAGGACTTCGCTTAAACTTGCTGAAGCAAAATTTAGCAAAGAAGGGATCATCCGCTGCTTTAACTTTATCTTTAGTAAAGCGGTTGACTCGGCCCTCGATCACAGATGTCTTCAATCTCATGAATTGACACCCAGCGAGGTACTTTCGAGCCGACGCAGACGACCCCCCAGGACAGACAATCCTCTCAGCAATATCCGCAGGATAACGAGCGAATAATTCACTGAATTGAGGAATTTGCCTTATTGCCTGGGGGGATACTGAAAATCCGGAGCTAACTCCTTAATAAGATCTTCAGTCCATTCGAAGAACCCATTGCTGAGTCCTCCTCCCGACCTATGAATGCCCACAGAATTAGAATCCTCAGAATTAACTGAAGTTCCACAATCTCCATTCTTAGAAGGACAAGAATGCATATCTGTTGCCAGATAGCGTCCAAAACTAAGTAAAGATTCAGGCATTAATACAGGAAAAACTAACCGCTCTCCAACCCTAGGAACTCTCGCCTTTAAGGATTTCACTCCAATAAGGCCCTTCGGTAAATCGAAGGATAAAAGATCCCCAAAATGATGGGGGGTATGCTTTCGCACCCTGGTAACATCTAGTTCATATTCCTTACCCTCATGTTTGATGAATTTAGGTTTCCCATTCAACACACCATGATCAACGGTAAGAAAACGACCATTAACAAATGTTCCATGCAAAGTTTCCTTTCCTGCAGGAGAACCATCCTGCTCATAAATGACATATGAATAAGAGTGCATAGGAGTCACAGCTTTAATCTGAGTTCCATCTAACATAGACTCAGGAGCCCCAGTTGTGGGATTCATGACACCAGCCTTCACCATAGTGTTTATAACACCTGCCTTAACAGCATCAGCAAAAGCCTTCCTCTCTTTCTCAACAATCAATTTTGAGTTAGGTGAACCATTTTTGGCTCTATTCTTCTCCTTTTCATGAATACGGCGCAAATTCTCCGCATTCCAATCATCATCATCAAGTCTGTCGACTAAATGGTTATAAGCTGAATCACCCGAAGGTTCAACATCAGCCAGAGGTTCAAACTTATTCTGAGTTACTGGTTTCCCAGCCGCCTCACGAATTTGTTGTCCTCTTTTCCCATTAGTCATAGTAAAGTCATTTGCCTTATTAACATCAAACAACTTGCCGTCAACACGAATCTTCCACTTGGAAGGATTCTCATTGATCAACTGGTTTATCGCCAGAATTCGTTTTCCCTTACTCAATTTATCAATAGTTAATGACTTGCCCGTAGCAGAGTCAACAACATCAATATTAGAAAGTTTGGTAATTTTCCCAAAAGCCGCACTATAAGCAGCCCATTGGTTACGATTTCCTTTTGGTTGTCCAGAAGATTTTCCAGCCTTACCGACATTTTTCTTGTGAGTTTGAATTGACCCCATCTTCGCCTGAAAAGACTTCAATACCTGATTCGGTATCGGCCCTTCAGCGGGATTCAATTTTGAAGTATCCATGGCTGTGTAGTATTTTTGAAAGTCTGTTAAGACCATACCAACACACTGAACCCAATGGACACAATGATGGCCACCACAATAAACTCCACATACCTGACCACTATTAATAGCAGGAACTCCATTCGGGAGTTTGCGAAGAGGACAAGAGTCCTTTTGGTGACAACATCCATTATGATTATCAATCACAGGGGGAGTAGAAGTAAATATACCTTCTGCAGGAGCTCTATTAACTCCATCAGAACAAATAGAAGCAAGAAAATGACTTTTACCACAGGTCTTAGACCCATGCGGACACACTCCGTTCTTAGCGGCAGTTTCCGAGTCAATTCTCACTCCAGGAATCACACTTGGTACTTCAGAAGGACTTGCGGGCAATTTCTTCCCAGCAGCCTTCTTTTTCCCTTCGGCTTTCTCCTTTTTAGTTAATTTCTTCTTCTTCCCAGAATCACTCCAGA